GGATCGGGTAATACGGCTCGTGTGTGGTGCGGTCTGAGCAACGGAACGTATGCTACTCACACCTGTAACAGCGCCACGATCGACATAGATCAGGATGGTACAGGCAATCTTGCCAAGGCGTATAGTCAGTACACGAATCACACCGGGAATGAATATACGATTACTCAGGATGGGAATGACAATATCGGGTATATAGATGCCGATGAAGATGATAACGAAATGACCGTCACCCAGACTGGTGATGACATGGAGGCTGAAATCTATATGTCCGGTGACGATAACGTGTACACCATCACGCAGTCAGGCACGGGGGACCATTACGCCAAGTTCTACGCTTTTGGTGATGACTCAACATGGACTGCTACTCAGTCAGGATCGGGGAACCACAACGCTTATGTGAAATCCTGTGGTAATTGCAATAATAACGATGCCACGATTACGCAATCAGGCAGTGGGAATAAAGACGGCGACATAGAATTCAGGAACAATCCTGCCGATAATTCAACCGTGAATCTGACGCAAAGCGGCAACGGCGCACATGTTGGGAACATCCGGGTTGAGCAGGGCAACTACACGGTTAATGCAACACAAACCGGGACTCAAGTAAAAAATTACACAGTGGTGCTGGATTGCACGTCGAGTTGTAATAAAACTGTTACGGTTAATCAGTTTGACTAATGAAATTAGGCGTAAAAGTTGGTCTTGTTACCGTTGTCCTATTCACATTACCTCTTTTACTTAACTGGTGGGCTTTAGAGGTTCTCAGGCTTAAAACCTTTGACTCTTTAATTCCTGAGCAGACTACTTCCGGGCATTTTGTAATACTCGACATCACCGAGGAAGACGTAGCCCATGAGGGGGGTTGGCCCTTTCCTCGGCAAAGGTTAGCTTCTCTTCAAGACGAACTCATAGCTCGGGGCGCTCTAGGCGTTGGCTGGGTAGTGCTGTTCCCCCAGCCAGATAGGTTTGGGGGCGATGCAGCCTTTGCCACCAGTTTGCAATCAGGAATAAATGTACTGGCCATGCCTGAATTTGATAATGGCCAGTACCCTGCGGTACACGGTACTGTTCTATTAGGGGAAGACCCTGCTGTATATGCTAATTCCTTAGGATTTTTACAAAACATAGACCAATTAAGCCAGAGTGCTTATCAGGGGGCTGTTTCTGCTCCCACAGATGTAGACAATCTGATAAGAAGAATCCCGTTAATAGTGCGTGTTCCTACGGGGTGGGTAGCGTCTTTTGCCACACAGGTGTTAAAAGCCCTAACCGGGGAAGGAACCTATCAAATCCGTACTAACCCAACGGGTATAGAAAGCATCCGTATACCAGAACTGGGGATTATTCCCACAGACCAATTTGGTAGAAAGTGGGTATCGTGGATAAATACCCCCAGAACCACACTGCAAGACCCTCAAGTGGAGGGTAAGTTTGTGTTTGTTGGAGTTACTGCTGCGGGAGTTATGCCTCAGTTGGCTACGCCCGTTGGTTTGTTAAACCCACACCACATACAGGCCGCATTGGCGGAGAGCCTATTGCTTGCCAATAGTCCTCAAGTGCCTGCTAATCGGTTGCTTTACGAGCTAGGCATTCTTTTACTTGTTTGCGCAGTAATTATTTTTACTCTCCAGTGGGGTGGGGTGCTTTGGTCTGCTGTTTCTGTGGGGGGAGTACTTGTGGGTACTCTAGCTGCGGGGGTTTTGTTTATTAGAAACAACCAACTAATAGACGTAACGTGGAGCTGTATTTGTTTGTTGCTATTAGCAGGAGAGCAGTTCTGGTTTAATTTTAGAGAACAATACTTGTTGCGACAACAGATAAAGAAACAGTTTGAACACTACCTAGACCCCCGCCAAGTAAAACAACTACAAGACAACCCCGCCCTGTTAACCCTTGGTGGGGAAACCCGTTATGCCACTTTTTTGTTTACCGATCTAAGAGGATTCACCGCTTTGTCCGAAAGGCTCTCCCCAGAGGAGGTCACCGAAATAATGAACAAGACCCTTTCTGTACAGGTACAGGCTATTCAACGGCATGGGGGTATGGTAGATAAATTCATCGGCGATGCCTGTATGGGTATATTCTCAGCCCCCTTGGATTTGCCCGACCATGAAACCGCTGCCGTTAAAGCGGCAATAGAGATTCAAGAAAACATCAAAGCTCTGAATAAAACCCTCCTAGTGCCAGTTGCAGTGGGGGTAGGGGTGAATTCTGGTAAAGCTGTGGTGGGGAACATGGGGTCTGCTTCCCGCTTTGACTACACCGCTATAGGTGACGCTGTAAATACTGGAGCGCGTCTGGAATCTGCTACAAAACAGGTGGGGGTTGAGATTTTAGTTGGTGCTACTACTGCTAAAAAATGCGGCTTTATGTTAAAGTCTTTGAACCCCATAGAAGTAAAAGGCAAAAAGGATCCTTTACAGGTTTTTACCGTGGAAAAAGTCCCTAGTAAGGACATTAAGCAAGATAAGGAGTAAAAATAGCTGTGTCTGAGCTTTACATTTATGAAAAATTATTAAAGAATATACGCGAACGGAGAGAACTGGTCCAGGAAACCCTTTGTGAAGGCCCTGTACCAGACTTTACCGCATTCAAGGAACTTCGAGCTAGGCTTGGAGAACTTGCAGTACTAGAACAGGACTTAAAGGCCCTGCTACAGAGAGTAACATCAGATGAATGAACCAAAACTACTGGTGCCTGATTACTACAAAGACTCTGTCCCTAAAAACTCCCCTGAAGAAGAAAAAGACACACTAGAATCTGCCTACGTAGAAAAAGAAAATCTGTACTTAGACCCCAGTAAGATTTCTTCTAAAACAATTGACCGTTTACCCCAGCCCACTGGATGGCGCATTTTACTTTTGCCTTATCAGGGCAAAAAAATGAGTGAGGGTGGAATTCTTATGCCCGATTCTGTACTACAGATCGAAGCCCTAGCCACCGTATGTGGTTATGTGTTGCGAGTAGGGCCTGACGCTTACAAAGATAAGGAAAAATATCCTGATGGCCCATGGTGTGCGGAAAACCAGTGGGTGATTTTTGGGCGTTACGCGGGCAGTCGTTTTAAGATAGAAGGTGGGGAAGTACGCCTACTCAATGATGATGAGATACTTGCTCGTATTAACGATCCTAGTGATATTTTGCATGTTTAAGGGAGAATTACCACATGGCTAAGAGGTCAACTGATGCAAAAATTATTCAAAACGATGATGAAACTGTGGATGTCACTTTGCCGGATTCTTCCGTGGAAGAAGAAGTCTTCTCCTCCAGCTCCCCCACCGCAGCAGAAGTCGACAACGAAACACCCCTCTCTCAAGAAGGTAGTGAAGCAAAGCCGCCAAGCGTCCCAGGAGAACTCACAACGGATAAGGCAGCACCAACAGTCCAAGAAAGCGAAGAAGACGAAGAAGACGAAGAGCTCTCGCGGGTCAGTGAGGGGGTCAAAAAAAGGATAAATAAACTAACACGCAAGATGCGTGAGGCTGAAAGACGTGAAAAAGCTGCTCTAGACTATGCAAAGGGTTTGCAAAAGCAGAACAAAGATGCCACAGCACAGGCACAGGCCACAGGTAATGTTTACTTAGAAGAGTACGAAAACCGCCTGAAATTGGAAGAATCCAACCTAAAAACTGCGCTACATAAGGCTATAGAAACTGGTGATGTGGATAGCCAAATGGAGGTACAAAAACGTATTGCCCAACATGCCATGGATAGTGAAAAACTGGCACATTCCAAACAGTACTCAGCGCAACAGCAACAGGCTCCTGTTCAAGACCCAACGGTACAACAAGGCCAACCACCTGAGTTTGCGGCTGCTCCTCCTGATCCAAAAGCTGATGACTGGGCTGAACGTAACGCTTGGTTTGGTCAGGATGAGCCCATGACTTTAACGGCGTTTTCTATCCATAAAAACTTGGTAGCCCGTGGTATGGATCCCAGAACAGATGAGTATTACGTGGAGTTAGAGTCAGGCTTAAAGCACGAATTCCCCCACAAAGCTGATCAGGTCATGAGCTTAAGGGGTAATTCAGCCCCAGTTAGTCGTAGGCCGAGTGGGGTGGCTCCTGCCACGGGCACGCGCAGGGGGGCAAAAAATCCTAATTCGGTAAAACTTACTCAAAGTGAAGTTGCAATAGCAAAGAAACTTGGTGTATCTTTAGAAAACTATGCTAGACAAGTCCGTTTGATACAAAGCAGACAAGTTAGTACGTGAGGTATTTTTATGACAGATAAAACCCCACGCGCCGAAAAAACGCGGGAAAAACAATCTCGTCGTCGGCCTTGGTCCCCTCCGTCCAGTTTGGACGCTCCCCCCGCACCGGAAGGTTATTCTCATCGTTGGATCCGTGAGACTGTTATGGGATACGACGACAGAAAAAATCTAGATGCCCGCCTTCGCGAAGGGTTTGAATTAGTTCGCGCGGATGAATATCCAAATAAACACTACTCCTCTGTCCAAAATGGTGACTATGCAGGTGTCATCGGGGTGGGGGGGTTGTTGCTTGCAAGAATCCCAGATGAAACCCGCGACGAAAGGAATGCCCATTATCATTCCAAAACCGTTGATCAGATGACGGCTGTAGAACAGGATTACTTGCGCGAGCAACACCCAAGTATGCCTCTCCATAACGAGAGGCAATCTCGTGTTACTTTTGGTGGACAAAAAGGCGACGATTAGTCTTTTTGAAATCAAGAGTGACCTTCACACTTTTTGTTAGGAGTTAAACCAAGATGGCAAATATTGATGCTGCCTTTGGACTACGTCCGTACAAACTAGTTGGTGAGGGTTCCAACTCTAATGGGATAACCACATTTGCGATTCAAACCACAGGTGTAGCAGGGACTTCTAGTACGCTATTTCAGGGAACCCCTGTTATACCTCTCGCTAACGGTTTGATAGATATTGTGGGTGCTGCTGCTGGTGGCACTGTTCCAATTTTGGGGGCCTTTATCGGCTGTGAGTATGTGGACACAAACGGCAAGCCCACGTTCACTAATAAGTGGCCGGGGACTTCGTCCGTTAAGTCCAGCACCGCTGCTGTAGCGCACGTTGCGGCTGATCCGGATCAACTGTTCCTGATCAACTGCGATGCTTCCGTTACACAAGCTGCGGTTCATGCGAATGCTAACTTTGCTACGGCTACTTCTGGTACTGCTGCCACGGGGATTTCCACCGGGGAGCTTGCCGTAAGTACTGTAGCTACTACCAATACGCTTAATCTGCGTATCATGGGGTTTGAGGATTCTCCCTCAAACGCCGATACCAGTGCTGCGGGTATGTTGGCAATCGTTCGGCTCAACAACCACTTCTACCGTTATAGTCAAAACGGTACAGTGGCCGGAATATAAGGAGAGTAATCTATGGCTATTTCAAGATCACAACTCCTTAAGGAGCTGGAACCCGGACTAAACGCTTTGTTTGGTATGGAGTATGACCGATACGACAGTCAGCACACTGAAATTTTCGAAGCCGAAAGTTCAGACCGTGCTTTTGAAGAAGAGGTGATGCTTTCTGGGTTTGGTCAGGCCCCTGTTAAGGAGGAAGGAGCTGCGGTATCGTATGACACCGCTAACGAAGCCTATACCGCAAGGTATACCCATGAGACGATTGCGCTGGCGTTTTCCATCACTGAGGAAGCCGTAGAGGATAACCTCTATGACCGCCTTAGCACGAGGTACACGCGGGCGTTGGCTCGTTCCATGGCCAATACCAAGCAGGTGAAGGCTGCGGCTATCCTCAACAATGCGTTTTCTACTGGTACTACTTATGGCGATGGTAAGGAGCTTTGTGCTACGGACCATCCAACCGTAGCTGGTGGCGACCTTAGAAATGAACTGTCCACCGCTGCCGATCTTAATGAGACGTCGCTTGAACAATCACTGATTGATATTGCGGCTTTCATTGATGAGCGGGGCTTGAAGATTGCTCTTCAAGGACGTAAACTGATTATCCCCCCGGCTCTTCAGTTTGCGGCAGAACGGTTGACAGCTTCGACTCAACGGCCTGCAACCGCAGATAACGACATCAACGCTTCTCGCTCCATGGGAATGATTCCAGAGGGCTATGTAGTAAACAACTACTTAACCGACACGGACGCATTCTTCATCAAGACAGATGCCCCTAACGGCTTTAAGCACTTTGTACGTGCCCCGATTCGCAATTCTATGGAAGGCGATTTCGAAACAGGCAACGTTCGCTATAAGTCTCGTGAGCGGTATTCGTTTGGAGTTTCAGACCCACGGTGTGTGTTTGGTTCTCCAGGAGCCTAATTTTTACCCTTTTGGGTGAAAAGAATCGAAGGGCGGCTTGTGCCGCCCTTCTTTTTGATTTAGAGTTTTACCTTCCTGACTGTCGCATGGTGCGGCAGACACTAGCCAAGACAGGAGAACTACATGGCGAATTCAAGTTTTACTGGACCAGTCAGGTCCAAAAACGGTTTTATAACTTACCGTACAGATAGTTCAACAGGGACAGAAACTACTTATGGAACCAGCGAAGGTGGTGCGTACCAAATTGGTAGCACAACCGGGACGAGTTCAGTATTAGGTTTTGCACCCACAGACTTTTTTACTGGTAAGGGCTCTAACCCCGACTCAA